GATGGAAATCAAACCCAGTGTACTACGTAAAGCAGTTCGTACAGCATACAAAGTACAATTCCAAAGAGAAAAAGAAGAAAACGAATTATTGGAAGATATTTTAGAAACAGTAGGACGCACAGACTAAGTATTGTAAATGAGTTATGTAGACGCAATTTACAACAGCGATACTGATAGAATACAGTTATGCGAACGTGTAGATGGTAAACGTGTTTTAATTGAACACAAGCCCAAATACGAGTTTTTCTATGATGATGTGCGTGGTGCATACAAAAACATCTACGGAGAACCTGTCACACGTATAACTGCCAAAAGTAAACGTGAGTTTCAACGTGAAGTTGCTATACACAGTGCTCATAAACTGTACGAGAGTGATATCAATGTCATTAACAAATGTTTGGAAGAACACTACAAAGACAAAGATTCTCCGCAACTACACACAGCATTTTTTGATATTGAAACAGACTTTCATCCTGACAAGGGATTTAGTAGTCCATCAGATCCGTTTAATAAAGTAACTGCTATTGCTGTTTACTTGGATTGGAACAAACAATTGATATGTTTGGCACTTCCACCCAAAGGAATGGACAACAGCATAGCACAAGGCATAGCCAGTAAGTTTGAAAACACATTCTTGTTTGATGACGAAGCAACACTGTTGAGTACATTTTTAGATCTAATCGAAGATGCCGATGTGCTGAGTGGATGGAACTCAGAAGGATTTGATATTCCGTACTTGGTCAATCGTGTGACACGTGTGTTAAGCAAAAATGACACTAGACGTTTTTGTTTGTGGGATATATTTCCAAAGAAAAAGAAATATGAGAAGTACGGTGCAGAACAAGAAACATACACACTAAATGGTCGCATACATCTCGACTATATGGACTTGTATAGAAAATATACATATCAAGAGATGCATTCGTATGCTTTGGATGCCATTGCTGAACACGAACTAGGCGAACGTAAAGTAGCATACAAAGGCACACTAGATCAACTGTACAACAGCGACTTTGAAAAGTTTATAGACTATAACAGACAAGATACAATGCTGTTGGCAAAGATGGAAGAGAAGTTAAAGTTTATCGAACTTGCCAATGAAATTGCTCACGCAAACACTGTGCTGATTCCAACAACAATGGGTGCTGTTGCTGTAACAGAACAAGCAATCATTAATGAATCACACGAACGTGGAATGGTTGTTCCCAACAAAGTGAGACACGAAGGTGACACAGCGGCCGCAGGTGCTTATGTGGCACAACCCAAACCAGGCATACACAAATGGATTGGCTCAGTGGATATTAACTCTCTGTATCCATCGGTTATTCGTGCTTTAAATATGGCACCGGAAACAATTATTGGACAAATACGCCCAACAGAAACAGAGAAAATGATACAGTCTAAAATGGCTGATATTGTTAACGAAAAAGGAAAAACACGTAAGGGGTCATCATTTGCCGCGGCGTGGGAAGGAATATTTGCCACATTAGAATACACTGCTGTCATGGAAGAAAAGCCGGGCGTCAAGTTGACAGTTGATTGGGTAAACGGTGAAAGCACAGTACACACAGCATATGAACTACACGAGATTATATTTAATAGCAATAGTAACTGGACACTCAGTAGTAACGGAACACTGTTTACATTAGAAAGAGAAGGTATTATTCCTGGACTGTTAGAACGTTGGTATGCTGAACGTAAAGAAATGCAGAAGAAAAAGTCCGAAGCAAATGATCCACAAGCAAAAGCATTCTGGGACAAACGACAATTAGTTAAAAAGATTGGACTCAACTCACTGTATGGTGCGATCTTAAATCCACACTGTAGATTCTTTGACAAACGTATTGGACAATCAACTACACTAACAGGGCGTTCAATTGCCAAACATATGGATGCTTTTGCTAACGAATGTTTAACTGGTGAGTATGATCACGTTGGACAATGTATTGTGTATGGTGATACAGACTCGTGTTACTTTTCGGCTTGGCCAGTAATGGAAGAAGCAGTCAACAATGGAGCAGAGTGGAACAAAGATGTAGCCACAGCATTGTACGAAGAAATAGCAGATCAAATCAACACAAGTTTCCCACTTTATATGCAACGAGGACACAACTGTCCAATACACAAAGGTGAGATAATCAAGTGTGGACGTGAGGTAACAGGGTCAAGTGGACTGTTTATCAAAAAGAAACGTTATGCCATTATGGTATACGACAACGAAGGTACACGTTTAGATGTGGAAGGCAAGCCTGGCAAAGTAAAAGCAATGGGATTAGATCTCAAACGTTCTGATACACCTGTGTTTATGCAAGACTTTTTGAAAGAGATATTGGAAGATTTGCTTGTTGGTAAGGGCAAAGACTATATCATTGAGAAGATTATCAAGTTTAAGCAAGACTTTGCGGACAGAGACAGTTGGACCAAGGGTACTCCAAAACGTGTAAACAACTTGACAAAATACGGTGCTTTACACAAAAAAGAACGTACACAAAAGATCAAAGCAACTATTCCAGGGCACGTGAGAGCAAGTATTAACTGGAATAACCTACGTAAAATGAATTCCGACAACTACAGTATGGAAATCACAGATGGAATGAAAACCATTGTGTGTAAATTAAAAGATAATATGTTTGGGTTTACATCAGTTGCTTATCCAATCGATGAGAGTAATTTACCAGATTGGTTCAAACAATTGCCATTTGATGATGACACTATGTTAGAAACTATCATTGACAACAAGATAGAAAACTTATTGGGAGTACTCGATTGGGATGTGTTAAATAGGACTAACATCACTAATACATTTCATCAATTGTTTGACTTTGGATAATGCCTGAAAGACTATTAAAACCGCACGAGATAGTACCAGACGAACCACTAAGTTACTTAACTCAATACAAAACAATCATTGATGAAATTGACATCACAGATATGTCTGCTGAGTTTGTTGACGAATTAGAAGGCGTTCTCAAACAATTAAACAAACCTGGATTCTTTACATACTATCTAAATCAAGATTTAAAAGAGAAAGCACGTAAAAAGATTGATAGAATTAACAAGTCACTTGAAGAACTTGATATACTGTTAGATGAATTTAAAAAATCTACTACCGAATTTATAAGACAGGAAGAACACGCATATCTAAGTAAAAGTTGCCAACTATACGAAGAGCAACGTCGAGTTGATACTCCAGAATATATTTTAGATAGAACATTATTTAAAGCATTAATATACAGAGATGAAGTTGATGATGCATTTATTGACTTAATTAACAAACACAGCGATTGGAAATATCCCGGTATGTTTATACGTCCCGAGTATGGAAAATATGTACAACATATGACCGATAGTGATCCATTGTACATAGTTGATGAAATTAGAGAACTAATTAGCCCAGTTAGAGAAGGTGATGTTTTTACTAAAGAACTCAATGCAAGACTGAGATACAGTTTTATCAATGATGATGATGCAGAGATATTCAAAAAGATACCCAAAGAACAACTAGGTTTAGTTGTTGCTATGAACTTTTTCAATCACAAACCCATTGACATAATAAGAAAATATGCAAGTGAGATTTTCAATTTGCTTCGGGATGGTGGATGTTTTCTTTTTACATATAACAATTGTGATCATGCAATTGCTGTGAAAAACTTTGAGAAAAGTTTATACACTTATACACCAGGGTCATTATTAATACCAATGCTTGAAATGATTGGATTCAAAGTACTCAGTACGTTCGACGAACCGTTAACCAATGTCAGTTGGTTAGAACTACAAAAACCGGGCAAATTACACAGTTTAAGAGGCGGACAAAGCCTTGCACAAATCATAGATAAAAATAACCTAACAGATTAATTTAGGTAAAATTTACACACATAAATTTCTAGACCTAAATAAAATAACATATATATTATTTTTACAAACAGGAGCAAACTATATGCGTGATGGACTAATGGATTTAGTAAGTCATACACACGATTTGGGGTGTATTGATTTAATTAAAATTGTTGGCGATACAGAAGGCACTAAGATACAAGGTGTTGCAGAAGATCGTTCAATTGTGTTAGATGGTGAATTTAACACAACAGTTTCAGACTTTACTGGTACATTTGGTATGCCTAACTTGAACAAGTTAAAGGTATTACTAAACTTGGAACCATACCAAGAAGATGCTGAGATTTCAATTCAAAAACAAGACCGTAATGGAGAGAATGTTCCAGTTGGTATGCATTTTGAAAACAAAGCAGGTGACTTTAAAAACGATTATCGTTTTATGGTACAAGAAATTGTTGAGAACAAGATTAAAGCAATCAAGTTTAAAGGTGCTAATTGGGATGTAGAGTTTGAACCCACAGTGGCCGGTATTGCTAGATTAAAAATGCAAATACAAGCAAACTCAGAAGAAACAGTATTCCAAACTAAAATAGAAGATGGTAATATGAAGTTTATGTTTGGCGATCACTCAACACACGCAGGTGAGTTTGTTTTTCATGCAGGTGTAGAAGGACAATTAAACACTGGCTGGAATTGGCCAGTATCTCACTTTTCTAAGATTATGGATTTAACTGGTGATAAAACTATTAGATTCTCAAATCAAGGTGCTTGTCAAATTACTGTTAATTCAGGACTTGCTGTATACAACTACATACTATTAGCACAAAGTAAATAATGAATAGCGATTTCACTGCATCACAAAACGATTACGCATTATATCTGCCTGCTATTAGTACATTCTATACCACGCATATGGGCAAGTATATGCACAACGAGTGTAGTATTGAAAACTCACGTTTTGCCAAAAACATTCCAGACTTGGAAATGCTTAACTTCTTAGATAAGAACAAAGGTATTTTTAATTACAAGTGGGGTTTGTACTCGGCAGGTCATGCCAATTTGGATCTAACTAAGACTGTTAGTAGAGAAGAAATGATTCGCAGTAGAGATCGCAACAACACTGTATTGTTAGCAGACTCGGGTGGATTCCAGATTGCCAAAGGTGTTTGGGAAGCAGACTGGAAAAACTTTGATGATAAAGCAAAGAACTACAGAGAAACAGTACTCAAATGGTTGTGTACAATTAGTGATTATTCAATGACTTTGGATATCCCAACTTGGACGTGTACTAATCAAGAATCTGCTGATAAAACTAATATTAGAACGGTACAAGACGCAATCAATACAACAGTGCTCAACCACGAATACTTTATGGAACATTCATTTAATGATGCCAAGTTCTTAAATGTATTACAAGGATCTAATCACACAGATGCAGATGAATGGTATGAGATAATGAAAGAATACAACGATCCCAAGAAGCACGATAAGTTCTTTAGAGGTTGGGCAATGGGTGGTGCCAATATGGCAGATCCACATTTGATTCTCAAACGTATTGTTACTATTATCCATGATGGATTGTTAGAAACTGGAAAACATGATTGGATGCACTTCCTAGGTATGAGTAAGTTAGATTGGTCAGTGATGTTTACAGACATACAACGTGCTGTACGCAAGTATCACAATCCAAACTTTACTATCTCATTTGATGCGGCCAGTCCATTTTTAACTGCCGTTAATGCCTGTATTTTTAGAGAAACCAAGTTTCCACATTTAGGCAAATGGACATACAGTTCAGACAACGGATTAGATGATCGCAAATACGCAAAAGATACACGTAATTTGAGAGATGCCATTTTAGCAGATGGAATATTTGATAACTTCGAAGATTCTCCTGTATCGGAAATACTATCAATTAACGATATATGTCACTATGCTCCTGGTGATGTAAACTTACGTGGCGAAGAAGGTGTAACAAGTTGGGATTCATATTCGTATATGTTAGTAATGGCACACAACGTTTGTGGACACATTAATGCTGTACAACGTGCTAATCGCAGATATGACAGCGGTATTGTTCCCAAAGTATTGTTTGATCAGTTTACTGGTGAAACTGTGAGAGATTTAATTAATAGAATATTTGCAGAACCAGACTATGATAAGAGAATGCAAATAATCGATGATTCATCGAGATTTTGGATGCAATTACCGGGTGCTCGTGGACTGGGCGGAAAGAAGGCTGCTAACAAAGTTGACAAAGTATGGAACAATCTTTTTGAAGAGGCATAATGAACAGAGAAGAATACAAAAACAATGACAATCAGCCAGTAGACTTTTTTGTTGGCCACGAAGTTGAAAGGACTCCAGCATACGGACACTTCACACTGTTTGTAGTAGGCGAACCGGACATAGAAAGCATAGCAAGAAGAATAGCACAATATCAAGACAAACAAATAACACACATTTATATGGGTGCTAATCAAAGTTTTCATCCATCAACATTTGAACAGTTCGAAGACGAATGGATTTCTCCCATAGTTCATTTTTTAACACTTGGATATTGGGTTACTTTAGACTTTGATCATTCTCTTGTAAATTTAATACAAGAATCACAACTTGCAAGATATATGCAGTTTATTCCAATGATATCTGTTAAATTTCCAGACATAAGACATTTGGGATACA